ATAGTAAAATTTAACGACACCTAATTTAAACAGCAAAGAGTCGCGCAGCCATGTGTCGATAATTCTGTATCCATCATTATCGTGCGCAATTATGTAATTTACATATTCGCTTATTTGCTCTGCTAGTTCCGCATCTTCTTCGTTGCGGGGCATAAAACGCACATATTTATCGCTGCCGGTAAACACGCGCATAAGAGATGGCATAATCTGCTCAACAGTGTCAGCAACTTCGGTGCTGATCACTTGGCTTTTGCCTTCTATTTCGTTGCCAATGGGTTCACCAAGATAGTAGTCAAGCGCCTTCAGCCGGTCAGCCGCAAACTCACTATCATAGTGGTTTATGGCATCGTTGATTTCACGCGCAACAATCTGGCCAATTTCTTCGTTATCAAGCTTTGCCATTTTTACGCCTTTTCGGAACTGCTGCCAATTTTGCTACGTCACAAGCCGCATTGCCTTTGCAAAATTTAGGCGTGACGCATGGCTCACAGCATTTAAAATCAGGTTTTTCAGCCACACGCGGCGGCCGGCGAAGGGTGCGAACTGCGAACATTTAGGAGCAATATTTCCCGTTGACGAGTTTCATGCCGCCTTTTTTCTTGCCGCCTTTTTTCTTTCCATAACCCATTAGCTTGCATCCTTCTTTTTTCTGGTTTTAATTTTAGGCGCTGTTTTAGGCGCCTCGCTTGTCATGCCCATGCCGGCAGTTGTCATAACTTGCATGGGTTTTGGTTGCGGTAGGCTGTCGCCAGCTTCGCGCACCTTGCCGCTAATGCAGTGACCGCGATTTGCGCAGCGCACCGGATAGGGGCATGAATTACAAGTAAGCATGTAAACCTCTGTTTTTGTTAGCTTTTTTGCCTGGTAAGCCCTACCACTTCGTTTTGTGGGCCCAATAGCGGGCACTCAACTTCGAAGGGTTGGGGTCTTGTGCATTATGCCGTGCATAATAACTGCGCTTGCGCGCCTTATCTTTTGCCGTTTTAGGGCTGCTGCCGGCGCCTTTAACGCCTTGCTGGCCAAACCGTATGGTTTTCACCTTGTCGCCTTGCTTGGCCACTACAACGTGCGATTTTGTTGGGTGGCTTGGTGTTCTTTTGGGCTTGTTGTAGCCGCTAACACCAACGCGGGCTAAACGCGGGTCTTTTTTGCTTGGCATTAGCTTTCCTCCGGCGGCTGAACGCGGATGCTTCTAAACAAAGCTTCAAGCTGTTCAGCCGGCCAATCGTCCTCACGCGCCGCAAACGCGGCCGCCATAACACACGCATCAACGCAATGGCTCCAGCTAACATCACCCGCCAGCGCTAAACCCCGCATGGCAACGCAAATGCTATAGAAAGCCTCATCAACTTTGTCGTTTTCGAAATCAACAACCACATTTAGTTCTTTGATCTCTGGAAAATTGATTACGTTGTCGCTCATACAATCCAACTTGTATTTGGCCGCAAATTTGTGCGGCTGTTCCACCGGTGTTGATGGCCACTAGCCATGGCGCCCTCACCGGCAAAGCTTAAAACAAAGGCATCGGCAACGTCTGGTGAACGCTGGCCGCGCTTTTTCATCTCGTCTTTGCTTTCAATTTTAAGCTTGCCGCTGCTCTGGTATTTATACCTCACGGCAGTAATCTCGCTTATAAAGGCCTCATCGCTTGGTATCGCAACATCGCGCCCCTCAAACCATTCGCGCGCATTCCAAAACAATTCATCGCGCAGCCGCATAAACTTTTCACGAAGCGATGGGCTTTCGCTAACGGCAATGCCAACAGCCGGCAAACCCAACTCAATAAGCCTGTCAACCAAGCCAGCACCAATGCCAATGCTATCAATATAAATATTTGTTGGCCGGTCTATGTAGCGGGTTGTTTCGTACTCGCTTAAAATTATGCCGGCCAGTTCCATTAAATCTTTATTTTGCCATGTGCGTATTGGCTCTAGAAGCACTTGGCCTTGACGTTTCGCCAGCGCTGTTCTATCGCCGCCATAGCGCGCAACGTCCAAACCCCACACAACCGGCGTAGTCGGCGCCATTTCAATTTCGCGCCTAGTCGCTGCTTCAACCAAGTGTAATGGCACCAAAACATCATCCGATTGGGTCGGAAATTCTCCAAGAACGCGCACACGAAAGACGTTACTTTCTTCACCATATTTGGCACCCATATCCTCCACAAACTTGTCACTAACCGTATCAGCATCCAAACAACTAACTGTCATGCAGTGCCATTGTTCGCGGCTGGTGTGGAATGCGTCATAGAAGTAGCCATCTGCGCGGGTTGGGTTCCCGCACATAATAACCTTTGCGCCTTTAGTGGATAACGCTCCTTCACCTACTTGGAACACAACGTCAGGTATGCCGGAGGCTTCCTCGCATATAAAAAGCATGTTTTCGCTATGGAAACCCTGCAAAGCTTCAGGGTTTTCGCGGCGGCTTGTTCTCGCTACGGCAAAGCTATCGCTTGCACCCTTCAAGCTAATTTTATCGGTTTTAAACTCTAATAAATCCTTAAAACCTTGTGGTAACTGGCGGGCCCATTTATCTATTTCAGTCCACAACACATCGTTAAGCTGGTGCGCAGTGTTAGCCGTTACAGCTATTTTTGTTGGGTAGCGTGTTAGCAGCCACCATAAAACAGCCCATGCTTCAAAAGCAGTCTTGCCAACGCCGTGCCCGCTTTTTATGGCTAGCTTGTCATGCTTTGCTATGGCCTTTAACGCATCAGCTTGCCAGCGTTGCGGTTTAGCGCCTATTACCGTTTCCACAAAAAGCACTGGGTCATCACGCAAACGCATGATGGTTTTTTCTACGCTGGTATCCATGCCCACCCCAATCCCGCTGCGCATAGGGGAAATGCGCGGCTGCCGTAATTTTTCTCAATCAGGCGCATATAATCCCCTACTGCGCCTTTAGGGGGGGGTTAGTCCCGCAACTGGTATAAAACCATCACAAGCAGCGCTATAGCTATCGCCTCGCCAATGGTTAGTGGTATTGCGTTAATCATGGTTTGCTTTCGGGTTAAAAGGTTGGGGCATCGTCATACCGGCGCCCCCGAAAATTCAGAGGGGGGGGGGTTGTTTCACATATAGGCGAAATCGGCACCTTTATTTTGCCGGCATAGCACCAGCGTAGCACCAGACCGCTGCAACCCGCACAAACACTGGCAGACCGTCAGGCCAGCAACCTAACTAGTGCAGCAAAGTATCTGAATTTTCGCGCGCGCGTAGTTCTTGCGGTGTTGTCCCCCCATCACGTTCAGCCACACGATCAGCAACACCCTTTAACGCATCTACATAGCTGCTCTGTGCGCTATGTTCCACCTGCATACGATCACCGAAATTCTTACTAGCCATTCTAGCTGCCGACCATTTAAGGCCATCTATAGCAACCCTCGCGGCATTACTATCGCTTATCTTACCAGCCAATAAAGCAAGTGATATTTCTGCTACTTTCTCCCCATACAAGTTCCCCCGCTGTTCTTTTGCGTCAGCAAAAGCCGCTGCAAAATCAGGGTCTTGCTTTGTCCAGCGCCAAACTGTAGCCCAATCAGGCATGTCAGCATCACGGCACACGCTAGCTTGTGACCTACCTTCAGATATGCGCTGCAAAAAAGCCGCTACAATTTCTGGTGTTTTCTTGCTTTTTGTCATGTTTTCCGAGTTGCTTTACTTGTGCGCATTGCATATATTCATATAAACAATGCATATATGGAGGTTTTTATGCAGTTTGGTAACACACACGAAGAATTTTGTTTTAACAATGCAGCATATTTTACTGCTTGCAGAGGCCGCCGCACTATGGGCACATTTAGCAAGCTAGAATTTGCTACGTTTGATGCAGCGCAGCATTATGCCCGCTTGCAAGGCGATGGCCGCACCATGATTTATGCGGTTACAGCCAACGGCCGTGACGCACACATCTGCAACGCCTAACCACGTTGCAACACCTGTAATTGGGCGCGCTGGATATCTAGTGCGCCCATTAATTTATTGACAGCTTCCAACGGCTGCCCTTCATTGCCACAAGTGTAGCAATCAACTGACACAAAGTTGCGCTCTGGAAATGTGTGCAAACTAAAATGGCTTTCACTTAGTAGCCAAACACCAGTAAAAGCCAGATCATCAAACCAATGCAGCTTATCGCCAACCACATGCATGCCGCTATGCTCTAGCGCCACATCAACAGCATCAGCTAACTGCTGGCCGGTTGCTGGATATTCGTTAAGCCAAATATCAGCAATAACATGCTGGCCTTTAGTCTGCATCGCCGCCAAACGCCAGCTTTATATCACCAAGCTCTTTAGCAGCTTTAGCAGCATCACCCTTAACAAATACCAATATATTTTGATGCATTTTGCCTACCTTGCGGCTGGCTTGCATTGTCCTTCCAGCGCGTAGTGGCAATGTGCCGGCGCTGTTTACTAGGATAATTTCATTATAGAAGCCGTAACCGGCTTGCTCCATAATATCTATGGTTTTTGGTATTGTGCCGATATACCGGCCATCTTTGCCCCGCACTTCACCCATAACAATAACAGCAAAGCGGTTTTGCTTTAGCTTTGCATATGTGTTTTGCAAAATGCGCTTGTAAACAACAAAAAAATCATCATGCGCCATAGTGCTTAAATCTTGTGGATCGTCACTATAGACTTCCAGATCAGCATAAGGCGGGCAGCTAAACACCAAGTCCATGCTGTTATCAGCTACATAATCGTCCATATGCTCACTGGACGCGCAATGGTAAATGCAAGGCAACTCCGCTGCACTGCAACGCTGCTGGTTTAACTCAGCTTGTTCCTTGCGCAATTCTATGCCGGTAAACTGCATGCCAGCAGTGCCAGCCACAAAGCCAAACACCGTGTCACCGGCAAATGGGTCAAAAGCAGTGCCGCCAGCTTTGCCAAACCAAGCCACAACAATTTCCGCCATAACAGGGTCAAGCAAACTAACGCCGGCGTTTAAATCACCAAGCATGCCGCCTTCAGCTAGCGTATCCTCACGGCTTTCGCCGTTATCCCCAATGCGTTCACGCCATGCGCGCTTGCGCTCTAGCCAGTCAGCTTTGCGCGTGTCCAGTATGCTAAACGGCGGCTGGCCATAGTTTGCAGCCATGCTACCAGTAACACCATCTGCATACTTTTCTTCTGGCTCGTCAAAAAGCTGCGTAATTTCTTCTAAATCAAAACCGGTTAGCGTTACATCGTAGCCATCACCCTGCAAATCGTTTATTTCGATTTTCAGCATGTCTTCATCCCAACCGGCATTTAGTGCCAACTTATTGTCGGCAATCACATATGCCCGCTTCTGCGCTTCAGTGAGGCCAGCTAGCGTTATGGTTGGCACTTGTTCGGAGCCAAGCCGTTGTGCAGCGGCAAGGCGCCCATGACCAGCAATTATGCTGCAATCTTCATCAATTAATATTGGGTTAGTCCACCCAAATTCCTGAATGCTGGCTGCTACTTGCGCAACCTGTTCATCGCTATGGGTTCGGCTGTTGCGCGCATACGGCGTTATGGCCGTAACGTCAAGCCATGTGACGTTGAGGTCTCGCATAGAGTTATCTCAGATTTTATGGGAACGAATTTGAACTTACCAAAACAATATCTTAACCCTGCATGCTAGTCAATAGGCATATGCATATATGCTTGCCATTATGCCCAATATGCATTAACGTGTGCATATTAACTGCATATGGAGGTTATTATGCAAGAAAAAACGGAGGCCAGAACGATTGCGTCATATGCGCGGCTAAACAATAGCCACATGGGCAATCCGGCATTTGCCATCACTTTTAAAGATGGCGGCTGCATCCGCACAAAAGCCAACTGCTCATGTGCGTATTTGGTTTGCGACAGTTTGATCGGCCAAACCAAAACCATAACGACTATCACATCGCCAGTTAGCGGCCGTGTGCGCATCGTAAATATTCAATAGGGGTTTAAAATGGACAGAAGTTTAATCAAAGAAGCTGTTTTGACTTTTGGTATTTTAGTGCCGTTAGCCATGTCAATGGCTGGTGGAAAAGATAGCTACTTCTGGCAAGCATTTGCTTGGATGGTGCAGTGGCTAGGTTAGTTTGTAACGAGTGTGGCGGGCTAGGCTTTCACCGTGTGGAAGCCGGCATCCGCGGCGCC